GAGCTTAATGAAGCTGACGTTTGGTTTGCTGAGGTCATGAATGATCCTATTTCACGCTCTACTTCTCTCATTGACGGCAAGATTCCAGACTGCCCTTGGGAATTTGAAGAAGAAGTTCCTGATGGAGTGTTCATTACAGTAGATCCTGCCGGCTTCCGAGACGCAGCAGACGATAACGTAATAGCGGTGCACTATGTTTATGATGGAAAAGGGACAGTACGTGAGCTTAGCGCGGGCATTAAAGATCCTGAGGAGCTCATTATTGACACTCTCCGTCTTGCTCTTAAGCATGGAGCTTCTCTCATTGGCATCGAGGACGTAGCCTACCAGCAAACTCTTCTGTTTTGGATGTCTAAGTATCTCAAACTCTGGGGTCTTACTGGCATTCACGTAGTTCCTCTAAAGCATAAAAGTCGTTCTAAAGAGTCACGGATTCGTCTATTTGCTGCGGAAGTCACTTCATCCAATTACTACATTCACAACGAGGCCCGAGCAGTCTGGCTTTGGCAGGCTATGAAGTATAAAATTGGCAAGGATAAAAATAAGGATGACATTCTGGATGCTACTGCATACGGCTTAGATGTACGCGCAGAGCATTGGCACCTTGTTACTAACCTTAGAAAAGCTGGCCTATTCTTAGTATCTCCTGGAGTTCAGGAAGATAACACACCCTTTTAGGACCTATATGGCAACCGTAAAAACTGATATTCTTAAGATCAATAAGCAGCAGCAAGGCTCTTTGCTTACCTTCGCACGCAGGGTAATGCATTATCACGTCTCCAACTCGATAGAGTTGCATGAGAAGATGGATGTGATTGACAGAGCCTACGCACGTTACACAGATGATACCAACGCACAGATAACAGACGGTGGGGTAGACGTCCGAGCTGCTGACGTATCCTGCGATGTGTTCGCTGGTGATAAGATTACCCCTCCTGTTGTTGTCTCCCAGGTTGATTCTTATGTGGCATACCTTGCTGACATCTTTTGTTCTGGTGTTCCTCTGTTTCCTGTTGTCTCATCTCCTTCTACACGTGTTTGGGCTGAGCAGCTAGAGACTCTTCTTGACGATCATGCTATTCTTGGTGGCTATGCTCGTCAGTTTCTCATGTTCTTGCGCGATGGTATCAAGTATAACTACTCTGCCATTGAAGTAGACTGGGATTCTATTACCCAATTCTCCACCTCTGCAGACTATCTCAATGGCACTGGCAAGAAGCTCGACAACAAAGATAAGTTCTTCAACCGTGTCAAGCGCCTAAACCCACGCAACATTATCCGTGACCCATCTGTTCTGCCTGGTGATGTGGCTGAGCATGGAGATTACGTAGGCTATGTTGAGCGCATTAGCATGACTCAGATGAAACGCTATCTTATTAAGATGGCTAAGCAAGAGCGTGCGTTTAATATTGAGCCTGCTATGAACTCAGGTCATGTTATGGGTGTGCATGATGGCACTAATGTCTACACTGAGAACCCACAGATCAGCAACTACGTTTCTAAGGACGGCTATACTAACAAACGTGGCGTAGATTGGGACGCATATGCTTCTGGTAACCCAGGAAGTTCTAAGCGCAAGAGCCCATCCTACGGAAACCAGTACGAGAAGTTTGTCCTCTACGCTCGTATTATTCCCGCTGACCATGGAATTATTTGTCCGCAGCCTAATACTCCTCAAATCTGGCGTATTGTAGTTGTTAACAATGAGCATATTGTCGTAGCTCACCGAGTTATCACAGCTTATGATTATCTCCCGATCCTCATTGGCCAGCCCATGGAAGACGGCTTCGGAGATCAAACGCAGTCTGTGGCAGAGGGGGAGATTCCGTTCCAAGATGGCGCGGCTAAGCTCTTCAACATTAGATTTGCTGCTGCACGCAGAAGCGTCTCAGATAGGGCTCTTTACAACTCTAATGTCATAAAAGCTAAGGATGTAAACAGCAAGGCTGCTGCACCTAAGATTCCTGTTAACATCAGTCCTCTGACTAACATGAGTCTGGATTCTGTCTACAAGCAGATTCCTTTTGACATGCGAGGCACAGAGTCTACTATTCAAGATGCTCAGGTCATGATCGGATTCTCTAAGGATCTGCATGGACTTAATAATGCCAAGATGGGCCAGTTCCAGAAGGGCAATAAGAGCGTAACAGAGTGGAATGATACGATGGGTGGGGCTGATAACCGCCTGCGTATGCCAGCTCTTGTGCTTGAGCATCAGGTCTTTGCTCCTCTTAAGTCTATCATGACTCTTAACATCTTCCAGAATGGAGAGGATGCAGAGCTGATTTCTCAAAAGAGCGGTGAGGCTATCAAGATCAACATTGCAGAACTTCGTAAGCATGTCCTTAGCTTCAAGCTGGCTGATGGCTATTCGCCTAAGTCTAAGCTTGCATCTACTGAGATGATCTCAACTGGTATGCAAATGATTGGGCAGTCTCAGGTCTTGCAGCAGAGCTTCGGTTCGTTCCTGCCTGGAATGTTTATTCATCTTATGTCTCTCGGAGGTGTCAAAGGTCTTGAGGAATATGACCCAGCTAAAGCGGCTCCGCCGGCTAGTCCAAGCGGTCTGCAAGAAGCTTCTCTTCAAGGCGCTGTCACTCCGCCAGATCCTAATGCGATGTTGCCACAACCTAACGCACAGTTACCATGAATATCTTTCCAGAAATCAACATCAGCGAGACAGAAGCTACTGTTATTGCTGAGAAACTCTCCGACCCAGCCGTAAAGAAGTATCTCCATATGCTTGCTTACAATACGGCTGCTTCTATCGTTCTGTCTTTCCCTAAGGATGGGGAGCCAGACGAGGTTCATCTTCGCGCAGTAGCTAAGGCGCAAGGGCAGTTGGGTACATTAGAGACTCTTCTGAGCTTTCAAGCAGCTGACGTTAATCAACAATCTTCGTAATTTCAGGAGCGTATATCATGGCAGGTTTCTTCGAATCCGTGGGTCTTACTAAGCCCGCAGCAGCACCAGTTCAGAATAATCAGCAACAAGTTAATAATGGCCAGCCTGGAGGCGGTACTCCACAAGGTTCTCAGCAGCCTGCACAGCAGTCTCAGCAAGGTCAACAACCTAATGGGAACACTACTCCGAACAGCAATGTCAATGGGTCCAACCAGCAGGTTGATCCGATGGCTGCGTATGATAAAATGTTCACCAATGATCCTAACAAAGCACCTGATGTAGCTCCTAGCTTTTCTATTGACCCTAAGGTGCTAGATACTGTTTCTGGCAGTATGGATTTTACCCAAGGTGTGGACCCTCAGATTATGCAGAAGGCTATGAGCGGTGACATGCAATCTTTCATGGAAATCATGAATCATGTGGGTCGTCAAGCTTATCGCCAATCCCTCACACATAGCAGCAGCCTGACAGATAAGTTTGTCGGGATGCGCGAAGAATTCTCTGGTAAGAAGCTTCCAGGTATGGTTCGAGAAGAACTTACCATTGGAGAACTTACTGGGAATAGTGGCACTACCAGTGTCACAGCTCGTAAACAACTCGTGGAAATTGCTAAACGGTATCAAGCAGCTAATCCCGACGCGTCACCCCAACAGGTGGCAGCAGCGGCTAAGCAATATGTTGCTGATCTGTACCAGTCAATTAACCCCGAAGCCAATCAACAGCAGCAGAAGAGCAATCAAAGTCAGGGTACTGATTGGGATGCATATTTTGCTGCAAACTAAGTTTTAATCTTTATAGGAAACTATCATGTCTGTTTTCCGATCCGGCGTTTTTAACGCAAACACTGGCAACCCCGCTGAACTTAATATGCGTTCGTTCGCAGATAAGATTCTGCGTTCGTTCCCTAACGGCTCTGCGCCTATCTTCGGTCTGACTTCTATGTCTGGCCGTAGCCGCGCTAAGTCCTCTACCCACGGCTATTTCAGCAAGACTATGCTGTTTGTGACCTTGGTTTCTTCGGCAGCTCTGTTGGGTGCTACTACTCTGGTGGTTGGCTCTACTGTCGGCGTGTCCGCAGGTATGGTGCTTCATAATCCCCGCACCCTTGAGAACGTGCGTGTCACTGCTGTTGTGAACGGTACTGATCTTACAATCACTCGTGCATTCGGTCGTGTTGCAGCGGCTGCTGTTAACGCTGCTGATGCTTGGATTCAGGTTGGTACTGCTTTCGCAGAAGGTTCTAACCGCCCAGAAGCTCGTCGTATGTCTACCGTGTATGTTCCTAACTACACGCAGATCTTCCGTAATGCTTGGGCTTTGACCGACACTGCACGTGCTTCTGTCTCTGAGATGGGCTACTCTAACATCGCAGAAAGCCGTCAGGATTGCATGGCATTCCATTCTGTGGATATCGAGTCGGCTCTGATCTGGGGTCAGCCTAAGATGGATACCAGCGGCTCTACGCCTATCCATGCTACTCAAGGTATCTTGGATGCTATTGAGCAGTATGCACCTGAGAACAGCAACACCGCAGCATCTACCACTAGCTATTCGCAGCTGGTTACGCTGGTCGAGCCTGCCTTCACCACCTCTGCTAACGTGGGCAATCCTAAGGGCCGCGTGCTGGTGGGTGATAATACTGCCATCAAAGTCATCACTGACATTGGTCGTAAGTCTGGTCAAGTGCAGATTATGCAAGGCGAGACCCAATTCGGCATGAAGTACACTAGCTTCTCTATGTACCAAGGTACGCTGGATCTGGTGATTCACCCTCTGCTGAACGGTCTGGATCGTGCTGGTATGGCAATCATTCTGGACATGCCTGCTATTAAGCTGGCTTACATGGACGGACGAGACACCAAGCCAGAAGATTACAACACTGGCGGCAAGATCGTGGAGAGCGGTGTGGATGCTGTTGGTGGCTCGCTGACTACTGAGCTGGCTGTTGAGCTTATCAACCCCTACTCGTGCGCTGTGATCTACGGTCTGACCGCAGGTGTCTGACGCCTAATAGTTTTATGGTGACTTAGCCGTTTTGGCACCCTTCTACTCTATCCGATGCTCCTCGGGAACCATAGAGTAGAAGGGCTTTTGCATACTTGGAGAATACAAATGTCCCTATCAGAAATCCTGGCGAAGAAAGCCGCTGACGAAGCAGCCCTGAAAGCTGTGCAACCTAAGATTATGACTGGCGCAGAAGGATCTGTTTCTGCTCCGCCAACAGAACCTGCTCCTGTTGAGCCTGCGAAACCTTCGGAAGATCTTGTTGCTCGCTACAAGAACTATCCAGAAGGCTCTTACATCATGCTGCGCCAGAAGTTCCTTATTCTCAAGAGTGGAGCTAAGGTTAAACCTGATGATATGGGAGTCATTACTCCTGAGAACGAAGAACAGAAGAAAGCTCTTGAGTATCTTCTGAAACAAGACCGCAACTTGGTGTCCTTGATTCCAACTAAAGAGTAATAGCATCATGAACTTCACACAGATTGTCACTGAGATACTTGGAATGACCAAGCGGCCAGACAAGATTAATGACATTCGTCGTGAGGTGAATGCTGCAATCTTGTATTACTCTAGCGAACATGACTACAGGAGAGATATGCTGGAGACCACTCTGGCTATCTCTCCTGCCGGTTATGAGCTGATTGTAGAGATTAGCACCCTTACTCGCTTCCGCAAGATTGCCTACCTTAAGTACGCAGGCACTAAGATTTATGTGGAAGAGATTGAGAGTCTGATGCTTAAGAAAGATTGCGACCTGCTGGATAAATGGTATATCTCAGGCGACGCAATCAACATCAAACTTAAGAATTCTGCTTCTGCCCTAGACTTTGGCTATTATCGTTATCCTGAATACAAGACGGACCTTGTTCCTGGGTATTGGATGCTAAACGGCAACTGGGCTGCTGTGCTTAATCGAGCAGCTTCTAAAGTCTTTTACACCATTGGAGATGCCCAAGCTTCTCAGCAAGCTGGTCAGGCTGCTCTAGACGCCGCAATGATCTTCAAGAACGACTACATTCGTGGAAACCAGCATGACTGATGATGAGATTAACAGCAGCTTTGACCAACTTAGAGATGATATTCGGGCTATTGACGAGAAACTAGCGGTAAGGGAAGAGACTGAGCGTGAGCTTCTGGAGATGTATACAAACATCAAAGGGTTTATGCTAGTCATGAGTTGGGTAGAATACTGCTCAGTGTGGATAGCCAAGATGAGTGTAGCTGCTGGCATTCTTTGGTTCTTGTTTAGAGAGTCTGTTAAAGAAGCCCTTAAGAAAACCGGAGAATAATTATGAGCTATAGCCAACCTAATTATGCAAAGAAGAAGGGCGGCAGTGGCTTAGGTCTTAGTCCTGCTGCTTTTACTGCTTTAGTAGTAGACACTGTCAAAACTAATCTTACTGTTCCTTATTACGAAGTCATGACAGGCGCTGGTGGGGAGCTTGTTTTGTCTACTGCTGGCGATTTAATGGTAGGTTATAACGGCACATTGCCTATTGTTGACATTTAAGAAAGTCTACTATGTTTCACAAGAACGCAGCACTCGGTGACATACACCGTCTTAATAACTGGGAAGTAGCAAACCCAGCCGCTCTTGCTGCTCTCACTCCAACTGTAGGCGAAGTAGGTAGAGTAGCAGTTCAGCTTGCTCCCTATAACGTATTTATTTTAAAAGATATTACTCCTACTTGGGTATCTATTTTAGGTGGAGGAGCTGTAGCAGCAGTTAATGTAGCTGTTGTAGATGCAGGAGGATATTTTACGGGTTCTCAAGCTGAAGTTGTTCTTCAAGAGATCGGTCTCACTCTTAATAACCTTATATCTAACTTAGTAACTATCAACACTGCCATTGATTTTGCTGAGATTCAGTGCATTCCTATTGCTTGCAGTGATGAGACAAGCGCATTGACTGCAGGCGCAGGTAAGGTAACTTTCAGAATGCCTTATGCTTTTACTCTTACGGCTGTAAAAGCTTCAGTAACTACTGCGCCAACAGGATCTGTACTCACGGTAGACATTAATGAAAACGGTACTACTATCCTTTCCACTAAACTTACCATAGATGCTACAGAAAAGACCAGCACTACTGCTGCTACCGCTGCTGTAATTAGTGATTCATCTTTGGCGGATGATGCGGAGATTACTATAGATTTAGATACAGTGGGTTCTACTGTTGCTGGAGCAGGACTTAAAGTGTACCTAATTGGGAGAAGGGCATGATTCTCCGATCTACTTGCATTAAAAGTGCATTACGTAGTAGGCAAAGAGGGTTTCTTCTTAACCCTTCTAGGTTTGCAGTATCCGGGGGAGGAGGGGATCCTGACTATTCGAGCGTAGTTTTATTAGCTCATTTTAATGCTAGCCCACCAGTTGATAATAGCCCTACGCCAATGACGCTGGCTAATGTAGGGACAGTAACATACAATACTACTACTAAAAAGTACGGGGCAGCCGCTGCACAATTTGATACTTCTTCAAGTAATTATGTTTCAGTAGCAGCAAATTCTAGGCTGGTATCTACAGGAGCTTTTACTTTTGAGCTGTGGATATATCCTACTAATCTGGCAGGTGGGCAGATTAGCCCTGTATACCAATCAGGTGGTGGGATAAATATCTATATTAGTTCAGATAGAAGGGCTAGATGTTCAATAGCAGGAACTAACTTAATTTTATCAGATCTAAGCGTTCCAGACTCTGCTTGGACTCACATAGCTTTTTGTCGTGATGGTAGCAATCTATGTACTGGGTATGTAGCAGGAGTTAAAAGCTCTCAAACAATGACACAAAGTGGTAATTTTGGGGTAAATGATACTATGCGGTTGGGTAATGGGGTATTTGCTGCTGGCCCTGCTAAAGTAATAGATGACCTAAGATACACTAGAGGTGTAAATAGATATTCAGTTACTTTTACTCCACCTACCGCAGAATTCCCTGACTCTTAAGGAATATCATGAGCACTTTTAAAATTGTAATCGATAGAGTATTAGGCCATGAAGGTGGCTATGCTAATGACCTCAATGATCCTGGCGGCGAAACTAATTGGGGTATCTCAAAACGCAGCTATCCTAATGTAGATATTAAAAATCTTACAAGAGATCAGGCGGTCGCTATTTATTTCCGAGATTTCTGGGCCCCTATTAAAGCGGAGAGACTTCATGATGGCACGGCTTATCAGCTCATGGACTCGGCAGTTAACTCTGGCATATCGCAATCTATTAGATTTCTTCAGAGAGCTCTTGAGGTAGCAGATGATGGCCATTTTGGGCCTAACTCTTTAGCTGCTTCTATTGCTATGAGCGAGTCGGATCAGATTATGCGTTTCAATGCTGAGCGCATTGAGTTCATGACCAAGCTCAAAAACTGGAAGTATCATAGTGCTGGTTGGATGCGTAGAATTGCTGGCAACTTGCGCTATGGCGCTATCGACTCTTAAGGACTAACATGCCTATTCTTCCTGCTGTTCTTGCTCTGGCTCAGTTTGCACCTTCTATCCTTCGCTTTCTAGGAGTTGGAGATTCCGGAGCTCCTAAAGCTGTCCTCGATAAGATCGAAGAAGTAGCAACATCTGTATCAGGTGCTGGCACTATTGACGAAGCTATTAGCGTCTTTGCTGCTAATCAAGAAAAAGCTTACGAATTTAAGCTGCGTATGCTGGCTAATGACACTGAGATGGAGAAGCTCTACCTAGCCGATGTTCAATCTGCTCGTGTGCGAGATACTGCATTCATCACGAATGGCAAGTATAACCATCGAGCCAACATCATGTTTATCTTGGCGTTTGCTATTGTAGCTTGGCTTTTTTATATTGTCTGGTCAGACCCTGAGATCAACGAGTTTGCTAAAGGTGTCGTGACTCTTATCCTTGGCCGCTTCCTTGGCTATCTTGACGCAATCTACAACTT